GTGGTTGACGGGCGTGCTATAATCGTCGACGAAGAAGAGGACGGAACGATTAACCCGATCTTCTGCAAAGACGAGATAACTGGAACATTCGCAGAGTGCGTCCGTATATGGCTCGCCTAGTAACCCTAAGGGGTGCCCATCGGTGCCCCAGCAACCGCTAGCTCGCTAGCAACCTAGCAAAGGATATCTCATGTATACTCGCACCACCACCGTCATCGAACGCTCTGATGTAGCCTCTGTTCTTTTCTACCGCTGGAAGGACGGGACGTATATAGTAACATTCGTAGCTAATCATCCTAGCACCGACTGCGAACCGATCTACACTTTTTCGGGTATGTATCAAGGAAGTGAGGAAGTCGTAGGCAGGATCTGCAAGTACACTAAAGGCGGAGCTATGATTCTTGTCGGTGTGGCATCCATGCACGGCAGTGTTATGAATGCGATTCTGTCCATGTGGAATAACCATATTAAGGAGATTGAAAAGAATGCTTAATCTTAAAGAATACCTGATTGTATTCATTGGAATTGCAGTCATTCTGGGGCTTTTCCCCGCATTAGTAATGTTTTGCAAGCTTATCGGAATCTATTATTAACTACATAAACTTTCATTTTGGAAGGCATTAAATATGGATGAAAATAAAAAGACACCTGCAGAGGGAACTCCTGAGGAGGCCGTGCATTATCACGGTGCGGTGGAACCTATTGAACTCATGCAATCTATCCTAACGCCTGAGGAATTCAAAGGATTCCTAAAGGGAAATGCTATCAAGTATGCCTTCAGGGCAGGCAGGAAAGCGGGCGAATCTGCGGAGAAAGACAAAACCAAATTTCTTGTCTATTCTCAGTGGCTCCACAACTACCAACATGGTGGAAAGATCAAATAAGATAGACTAACGCTTAGTGTACCCTTAAGGAGCTTCCAATTAGTGTACGCTAGTAGAGAGAGTAGAGAGATACCTAAGGTTAACTAACAGTGTTAACCTAGGTACTCTTACATTAACACCTATAACAATTATCTTTATATAACCTTATAAAGACTTACTAAAGACTTACTAAAGGTATCCCCTATGTCTTACTATGAAAACATGGATAAGTTCTCTATTGATGAGAACTCCTACGATGACTTGTGTCTTACCTATGGGAAACATAGGGTAGACCGCGAAGTAGCCTTAGAACTTGAAAGCAAAGATAACGCATTTAACGCTTTCATGTCTAAGAGAAATAAGGCCATTGCAGACAATAACCTTACCAACATCGGTACTGCTAAAATTCTTTTGTCTGAATCTATTCCCGCTATGGCTAAGGGCTTGCAGGACTGGTTCGATAAAGTCAATAACGGCAAGAGCGGTAGAAAGCACACTGCGGCTACTCTTATCAACACCCTGAAGGCAGATGAAATTGCCTTTATCGTGTCTAAAACTATCCTGTCTAATTCCATGTCTCGTGTCGGCCTCACCCATCTTTCGATGAAAGTAGGCGAAGCCATTGAGGACGAAGTAAGGTTTAACGCTGTCCTTTCCTCTATGTCCCCTAGGGAAGTCCAATCGTTTAAGGCAGGTATGGACAAGCGTATTGCCTTTCAGTTTAAAAAGAGATACGCCATTCAGAAGGAGAAGTATTTGGCAGAGGAAGGCCGGCTCAAGTTGTGGGACAAGTGGGGTAGCACTGAGAAATGTATTGTCGGTATGAAAATGGTTGAACTGTTCGCAGTCCATACTAAGCTCATTCATATCATCAAAAACTTCGTTAACGGGAACATTCAGTATTCCGTTGAACTTGACGATGAGATTGCTACGTACATTGAACATCAAGACACCTACCTCGCAGATCTCATGATGGAACACCGCCCCATGGTTATCCCTCCGAAGCCCTGGACTAATCCGTTTGATGGTGGTTACTACATCAACCTCAAGAAACCCCTACAGCTTTGCCGTATGTCTGCTAGAGATTGTGATGCCCTGTATTCCGATGTTGACATGCCGAACGTTTACAAGGCTGTAAATGCTATTCAGAATACTGCGTGGCATATCAACTCTAAGGTGCTTGAAGTAGCTAACGCCGTATGCTCTTGGGAACACATCCCTGAGGCTCTAGAGATGCCTACAGAGAATCCCGCGGAGCCTCCCGTGCGTCCTATTGAGGCAGATACCGACGAAGCCGTACAACGCGAGTGGAGGCAGGCTATGACGCACTACTATCAGGAGGACAATAAGCGTAAGGCCAAGAGGATCCTAGTCAACTGCATCCTCAAGCTTGCCAACGACTTCAAGGATGATGAAGCGATTTATTTCCCGCATAACCTTGATTTCCGTGGGCGTGTCTATCCTGTGACTCTGATTCACCCTCAAGGCAATGACTTTATGAAATCAATGCTTGAGTTCTCCGAAGGTGTTGAATTAGGTAAGGATGGCCACACGTGGCTTGCCTTTCAAGGTGCCAACATGTGGGGTCTTGATAAAAAGCCCTTTGAGGAGCGTATTGCGTGGGTCTATACCAACTCCGACATGATTGTGAGCATTGCAGAGAAACCTCTGGATAATCTGCAATGGACTGAGGCGGATAGCCCTTGGGAATTCCTTGCATTCTGTTTTGAGTGGAACGAGTACCTCAAAATCGGGGAATCCTTCAAGTCTAGGCTTGCTGTAGCCTTTGACGGCTCCTGCTCTGGCTTGCAACACTTCTCTGCTATGCTTCGTGACACTGTTGGTGGGGAAGCCGTCAACCTCAAGCCTGATGATCATGTACATGACATTTACGGCATCGTCGCGGAGAAGGTAAGGGAGATCCTTAAGAGGGACCTGCAGGAAGGCACAGGGGACACTATGGAAACCCTTGAGGATGGCTCTAGCTACCTTAAGAAGGGCACCAAGAGCCTTGCCAAGGAATGGCTAGATCATGGGGTTTCCCGCAGTGTCACCAAGCGTCCTACGATGACTCTGTGCTATGGTGCTAGTAAGTTCGGTTTTGCAGACCAGATCCTTGAGGATACCATTTATCCTGCTCTTGCTCATAAGCCCTTGTCTTTCTCAAAACCCTCCCAGTCTGCTCGTTATATGGCAGGTCTTATCTGGGATTCCCTGAAGGGTGTCGTGGTCAAGGCTGTTGAGGCCATGGAATGGCTTCAGACTGCCTCGGGACTCCTTGCAAAGGACAAGAACATTGAAGGTAAAAATCTTCCTACTACTTGGATTACCCCTGCAGGTTTCCCCGTAAAGCAGAAGTACCCCAAGATGAAGATCAAGCGTCTCAAGTCTGTCCTCTCTGGGTCTATCAAGATTTTTGACACAACCTCTGGCGAATCTGAGGATGTTCAAGAGGGTGCGTTCTTCCGTCCTAACCTTATGGAACCTACAGGAGAGATTGACAGCCGAAAGCAGAAGCAGGGTATTGCACCTAACTTTGTTCACAGCATGGACGCTTCTCACTTGATGCTTACTGTCTGTGCATGTGTTGACAAGGGTGTTAATGCTTTTGCCATGATTCACGACTCCTATGGTGTACCCGCAGGCCATGGCTCTATCATGTTCACAACTGTTCGAGAAGTCTTTGTAAGTACCTACACGGAGAACGATGTTTTGCAGGATCTCCATGATCATATTTGCAACCTCCTGTCTCCTAAGATGCTCAAGGATCTCCCTGAAGTGCCTACTAAGGGTGACCTCGACCTTGAATGTGCTAAAGAGTCTATGTACGCATTTAGCTAGTACACCATAACTAAACCCAATTAATGTACGCTAGTAGAGAGAAGAGCCTTAGGGTTCTCCTCTCTACTTTCATATCTAAGCTAACAAAATCAACAAAATCAATTGTGTACGCTAGTAGAGAGAAGGGTCTCTCAAGAAGGGATTGACATCCCAAGTACACACAAAGGAAACACATACTATGAACGATATTCGACTCACCACCCCCAAGGGCTATGCACAGTATCCGTACCTTAAGGATCCTGACACCAAGTTCAACCCTGACGGTGACTACAAGGTCAATCTTGCAATGGACGACAACGAAGCTACTAGCAAGCTCATCGCAAAACTTCAGGAAACGCTTGAAGATTTCTATGACAACGATGAGGAAGTTGCTAAGGCTGTTGCCAAGGGCCGCAAGGTTATCATGTCTGACATCTACGAGAATGACGAAGAAGGTCGTATTGTCTTGAAGTTCAAGCAGAAGGCCAAGATCACCAAGAAGAACGGTGAAAAGATTAACATCAAGCTCCCGCAGTTTGACTCCCGTGGCAAGCCCATGGAAGCGGCTAACATTGGTCGTGACTCTGTCATCAAGGTTAACTTCTCTGTTCGTCCGTACTACCTCCCGACTACCAAGACTTGCGGCCTCTCGCTCCGCCCTGTGGCCATTCAGGTGATTCAGCTTAATGAATTCTCTGGTGGTGGTACTGCAGAATCCTATGGTTTCGGTGATGAAGGGGAAGGCTATGAGGCTCCCTCTAAGGAACCATGGGAGGAACTTGATGACGATGAAAACCCGTCTGACTTCTAATCTCTAATTAAGGAACATAAAAATGACCAAGTACAAGCTTACTGAAAAGGCTATTGCTGAAAAGTTCGACATGCTTTGTGGTCTCACTATCGACATGATTAACCTCAGGGTCAATGAGGTTATTGAGGAAAGAGTAAATAACGGTGCCCTTATTCCTGTTCCTGTTCGCATGATTGTTGAACTCTCTCGTATGGATGTTGCTTTCAAGGATCCTGATATGAATAAGCTGTTCGATATCCTGAACTCCTACAAGTTCCAAGTCTATAGTGAGGATCTTGAAGAAGAAGAAGAGTTCCCCAAGGAACTCAAGAAGATCACTACGGGTGTCTGGTACGATGTCGAAGACACCATCAACGGGGAGTACGATATTGAGGACGCCCTTGAGGACACCTATGATGTTATGGTTTGTGAAGCAAGTGCAGACGGCATGGAATACAAGGATAACTTTACGGGCAGTCATCGTGCTTACCGTGTTGGGTATCTTGACATCAACGATGACGGCTATGTCCTTTGCTCTCGTGGTCAGGAGTTCCCCCTTAAAAACTTTGTGCGTCTCATGTTTATCCCTGCAGAGACTAAGGAAGAATAACCAACATGACAACCCGCAAGGCCGCCTACAGCTACAAGAGGCGGCATAATACGGGTACTTACAGGTCAGGTCTTGAGGAGGTCAATAGTGATCTTCTCAAGGCCTTTTCAATTGAACCTAACTACGAGCAATATTATCTTGAGTATGTAGTACCCGAAAGCAAACACAAGTACACCCCTGATTTCGTCCTTCCTAATGGAATCATTGTTGAGACCAAAGGAGTATGGGACGCAGAGGATAGAAAGAAACACCTGCTCATTAAAGAGCAACATCCTAACCTAGACATTCGTTTTGTCTTTAGTAGGTCAGCTACTCCTATCTACAAGGGATCTAAGACTACCTACGCATCATTCTGTGACAAGAATGAGATCCCCTATGCAGACAAAAAGATCCCTGAGGAATGGCTAAAAGAGCCTGTAAGGAAAATCCCTAGGGGTGTCTTGTTTGATAAGAAGAGTAAAAATGACCGTTAACTATAAGAAACCTTACATTGAGACTCACAAGAGTTTCATCAATTACAAGTCAAGACCTGAAACCAAATTCATTGTTGTTCACTGCTCTGCTACACAACCCAAAGATTCCTATGATTGGAAGACGATTGATCAGATGCACCGACAGCAAGGATGGCTCGGTATTGGCTATCACTTTGTCATTAAGACCGATGGCACTATTCAGGAGGGTAGATCCCTGAATGCCGTTGGTTCACATGTCAAAGGGCACAATAGCGATTCCGTAGGTATCTGCCTGATCGGTGGCATTGATCGTAACGGTAAGTCCACTGACAATTTCACTAAGGAGCAGAAGGATTCCCTTAGAGTCCTTATTGATTACCTGAGAGGGGTATATAACGATGAGGTCACTGTATGTGGTCATCGAGATTTTGACGGAGTCCATAAGGACTGTCCCTGTTTTGATGTTAAGTCGTGGTACGGTAAGGGCGCTAAGTTCCTTAAATTTTCTAAGAAAGAAACCTTTCTAGAGAAGGCTGGTCTATCTAAGGTAGACTTTGAGGAATACAATGGTTGCATTGACGACGTACAAGAGGGCGATCTCGTCTATTTAGGCTATTAGTGTACGCTAGTAGAGAGAAGCAACATGCTTAGATACGTTAAAGCCATTATCATTGGTGTTGCATTCTTTGTTGGTTTGTACCTAGGATCTTCCTATGAAGAGAACAAGTATAGGGAGATCCTAGTATCAACACAGAAAGAGTACATTGCAAAGATTGATGAGGTAACCAAAGGAAAAGATGCAACGATTAACTTACTTCTTAAAGACATGGCTACCACTGACGCTGTGCAATCTGCTCTTGATAAGCGGATTAGCAGGTTGCAGTACAACATCAACAGTGGAAACAAAGCCATCATGCAACATACCGACAGAGTTACTGCAGAGTCAGTCGTCGTATGTAGACAGCTACTGTCAGAAGGTGCAGAGTTACACGGAGAAGGTGTTAAGATACTCAGAGACACCAATAGGCGACTCGAAGCAATAATTAACTTACACAAGTGAGGACATTATGGAAGAAAACTACATCGTACTTAATAAGTGGGATATTGAAGATCTTATTGGTAATTCAGGATGTGCGGTGGTGGCTGACAAGCAATACTATAGGGATGAGATTAAAACTCTCAGTGCTTCGGGCTTTACCCGCGAATGCACTTGTGTATTCTTTGATGCAACTGCAGATGAGCCCATCTACTACGTCGTTTACTACACGTATGACGAGTACACTGATGAGATTATCATCAGAGCGCCTGTGTTGGATGCAAATCCTGAGAGTTGCTTTACTTACTACAAGATCCGTAAGGCTAACTCTCGTCAGATTACAGAATACTATTAACTTACACGGCGTGCCCCCGAAATAGTCTTCTAAACTATCGGCATAAAACATCGGGAAGGAGCCAAGGGGTTCGATTCCTCCACGCCGTACCAAATACGCTGTTTGATTGTACTCCTCTCATCATAAGAGAAGTGAGGAAGTCCTACGGCTCTTAGTAGGTCGGGTAGCTCCCGACTAGGATGTCTACCGAAATAGATCCGAAAGGGGCAACGGTTACCCCCACAGAATTCAGGAAGTATGGCAGAGAGGCTTAATGCTCTGGTCTTGAAAACCAGTGATCAGAAATGATCCGTAGGTTCGAATCCTACTACTTCCGCCAATATACCCTAGTGGTGAAATGGTATACACGGCTGACTTAAAATCAGCTGAGAAGCAAGGCTCGTGAGGGTTCGATTCCCTCCTAGGGTACCAATTTATTTAAAGACAGAGGCTTATATGCAAACTCAGAAGGAACTTGATCGAATGGAATCTGATTGGGAAGCTCGTTGGGAGGACGAGTATCAGGAGTATCTTGAATCTCTTGATGAAGAAGACGAGGAAGACGACGATGAGGACGATGAAGAATGAATATTTGTACTGCTAAGTGTCTTGTTCATTATGAAAACCTGTGGACTTTCGAGTTGACTTATCCTCGATATATCCACAGTGAGTTCATGACTCATCGTGTCTTCTCACGTAATGCCAGTAGCTCACGTGCTATCCCTGTGAGGCGTGTGATTGAACAGGTGCGAGAGAACCCTGTGATGCCTCCTAAGGTCTTCATGAATCAGAAGGGTATGGTAGGTGAGACTGAGGCTGATGAAGTTACTACTACTGCCTTCCATGTTCTTTGGAAGGAAGCCGCAGATAATGCCTGCAAGACTGCTGAGATGATGGAACGCTTGGGTATCCACAAGCAACACGTCAACCGCATTCTTGAACCCTTCCAGTTCATTAAGGTGATCATTACTGCCACTGAATGGTACAACTTCTTTGCTCTTAGGCTTGCACCTGATGCACAGCCTGAAATCCGACAGCTTGCAAGAGTCATCTATGATGAGATGGATCGTTACCGTAACAAGGAAGTAGGTGTTCTTGAGGTTAGCATTCCTCGTAAGGACCGCCCTGATATCTTTGCTCGCATGGGTGCAGATAAGGTGCATACTATCGTGTCCCTTCCGTACATCACTGATGAGGACATTAAGGAGATTGGCAAGGAGAACTACCGTCAGCTTATGAAGATCTCTGCCGCACGATGTGCCCGAGTGAGCTATAATAATCATGATGGTTCTAAGCCTGACATTGAGAAGGATATGAAGCTGTACGATCACCTCTATGAGGGCAGGCATTTGTCTCCTATGGAGCATGCTTGCATTCAAGATCCTGATTACCGCAAGTATGCTAATCTGAACGGTTGGAAGAGCCTTCGGTATCTCGTAGAAAACTACCTGTTGTAAAAATGAAAGATTATCAAGAGAGTACGTTCCTTTATCATGAGCCTTGTCCTAAGTGTGGTTCCTCTGACGCCTGTGGAGTCTTTAGTGATGGCCATAGGTATTGTTATTCTTGTAATTCGTATTTTAGAGCTGATGGGAAAGTAATCCAACAAAAGGAGAGTGTTGTGTGTAAGGAATGTATTCCCCTTGATGATCTTGATGTGTCCTATCTTTCTGCAAGGAAAATCAATCAGGATACTTGTTCCAAGTTCAAGTACATGGTAGGAGACTACAAGGGTACTCCCTGTCAAGTAGCCAACTACTATGATGACAATGGTAACATCGTAGGTCAGAAGCTTAGGTTCCCTGACAAGTCCTTTGCTGTACTTGGTAAGATCGCTAACCACCTCTTCGGTTCTCAGCTGTGGTCTTCTGGTAAGAAGATTGTGATTACTGAAGGTGAGATTGACTGTCTTACTGTGAGTCAGCTCCAGTCAAACAAATGGCCTGTTGTGAGCATCCCTAATGGTGCTCAAGCGGCTAAGAAGGCTATTGAAGCTAATCTAGAGTATCTGGATAATTTTGAAGAAGTCGTTCTTATGTTTGACATGGACGAACCTGGTCGTAAGGCTTGTGAAGAGTGTGCTAAGGTGTTGCCTGCAGGTAAGGCGTTCATTGCTAATCTTCCCTTGAAGGATCCTAATGAGTGCCTTCTTGAGGGTAAGGGCAGTGAGGTCATTCAGGCTATCTGGAATGCAAAGCCTTATAGACCTGATGGGATTGTTGCGGGTACAGACTTGTATGAGAAGTGTGTTACCGATATTGATGACCTTAAGGATTCTGTGGAGTACCCTTGGGTTGCTCTTCAGAACAAAACTAAAGGAGCTAGACATGGTGAACTGTATGTCTTCACAAGTGGAAGTGGTATGGGAAAGTCCACAATACTCAGAGAACTCGAATACTACTTTGGTGTTCACAGGGGAGAACTATGCGGAATTGTTGCTCTTGAAGAATCTACTCGCAAAACTGGGATGGAACTCATGTCGATTCATCTTAACAAGCGACTCATACTCGACCCTGAGGGTACAGATGAAGATGAACGAAGCCGAGCTTTTGCGGAGACTATTGGAAACGGGAACTTCTTCCTGTACGACCATTTTGGGTCTCTTGATTCAGGCAATCTGCTTAGTAAGCTCAGGTATATGATTGTGTCTCTCGGCTGTAAGCGTATCTTCCTTGACCATATCTCCATTGTGGTCTCTGGTATGGACACTGATGAGGATGGCGGTGAACGTAAGGCTATTGACAAGCTCATGACAAACCTTCGTTCTCTCGTGGAAGAGACTGGAGCTACCATGTTTGTAGTGTCTCATCTTAAGCGTCCTGAAAAGAAGGGACACGAAGAGGGTGCACAGGTGTCCTTAAGTCAACTTAGAGGGTCTGGAGCTATTGCACAGCTCTCTGACATGGTGATTGGTCTTGAGAGAAACCAACAGGGTTACAACCCTAATGTGTTGACCATTAGAGTCCTTAAGAATCGCTTTTGCGGGGACACTGGTATCAGTGGATACCTTGAGTATGACCCTGAAACAGGTAGACTCAAGGATTGCCCACAGGGGTCTGAAGATTGCCCCTTTGAATCGGAGTTTTGATAATGAGTTTTAAAGAGTTTATTTCCCCACTTACTTTCTGGTATTACGACAAGGACACGCCTTTTAAGTATCGTGTAATCTCATTCTTTTGGGTTATCCTGTTACTTCCTATTGCTCCTGTGCTTCTAGCCTCTGATCATCAGGATTCTGCTGAGTACAGAGACCTGAGCTTTCTGGTATTCGCGATCTACGTGATTGCAATGTGGTTGATTACCATTACAGGAATCTCCCTTCTGGTGTTCCTGTAGGATCTTTTTATCACAGCTATTTAAGAAATAAGCAAAGCTATTTAAGGAATAGAAAATGCTGACAATTAAAGACAAATTCGTTATTACAGACATTGAAACCAATGGTCTGTTGGATACAACCACCAAGTTCTGGTGTGGGTGGATTTATGACTCTTATACTGATAAGTACACTGGGTACACGGATCTAAAGGATTACTGGAACGCAATTGACTGGTATGGTCGTCATGATTATAATATCGTCTTTCATAACGGCATACGCTTCGATATCCCGTGCCTTAAAAAGTTGATGGGTGATGGCTTTTCTTTCGATCCCCGTGACTGTGTGCTTGACACTCTTGTGCTTGCTCGTCTGATCTATTCGAACATCAAGGACACTGACGTTGGTCTTATGCGTACTGGAAAGCTCCCTAAGGCTCTCTATGGTTCCCATAGCTTGAAGGCTTATGGTTACCGCATGGGTGAGCTTAAGGGCACCTACGGTGAACAAGAGGACGCATGGGACAAATTCACTCCTGAGATGTATGAGTACAACAAGCAGGACGTTGTGGTTACCCTTAAGCTCTTCAATAAGCTTATGGCTAAGGGTTACCCTTTGAAGGCTATTCAGCTTGAGCATGACATTGCTTGGGTTATGGCTAAGCAGGAGCGTAATGGGTTTGTCTTTGATAAAGATGCGGCAGTAAAGCTCTATGCTGAACTCTCAGCTAAGAGGCAGGAGATCTATGATAGCCTTGTCTCTGAGGTAGGTACTTGGACTGTCTACAAGGGAGACAAGGTCTACAAGCGAGATAATGCTAAGAGGGGCATTAAGGCGGGTGTCCCTTATCCTCAGTATGAAGAGGTTACCTTTAACCCCAATAGTCGCCAACACATTGCTAAGGTTCTCATGGATCGAGGCTGGGAGCCTACTGAAATGACTCCTACAGGTGCCCCTAAGGTTGATGAAGAGACTCTGAAGACTGCTAAGGGTATTGATCTTACTGAGGACATCTTGGAGTATTTGCTTATTAACAAGCGCATTGCACAGCTTGCTGAGGGTGACAATGCGTGGCTAAAGTTGATGAAGGATGATCCTGATGGTTACACTCGCATTCACGGTTCTGTTAATCCTAATGGGGCTGTCACTGGTCGTGCAACTCATGCTTATCCTAATGTTGCACAGGTACCTGCAGGGAGATCTCCATATGGGGAGGAATGTAGGTCTCTTTTTAGAGTACCTACTGGATGGTATGAAGCGGGCATCGACGCTTCAGGTCTTGAGCTTAGGTGCTTTGCTCATTTTCTCTATCCTTATGACCATGGGGAATACGTGAATGAGATATTGAATGGTGACATTCATACCCATAACCAGAAGATGGCAGGGTTGCCTACAAGAGACAACGCCAAGACATTTATTTATGGCTTCCTTTGATAGGAGGAAGTAAAAGGCATTGAAAACGGTAGACGAACTCTATGAGTCAATACCGTGCTAAACTTTTAGATAGGAAATAAGATGGCTAATAGGTCAAACCACGCTGAATATACTGAAGATTCCCAATATAAATATGGGATTGGTTTCTTTAGGCGAGAAGGAGCTAAGATTAAAGAAACTGTCAGATATTGTGAGCGTTGTGGTAAAGACCTAAAGAACGCAGGACGTTATTCTTGGGTAGTCCATCACAAGGATCACAATAGAAAGAATAATACTCTAGAAAACTATGAGTTGCTTTGTAAGGCATGCCACCAAAAGGAGCATGATTGTCATAAGAAGCTCAATGTTAAAGAGTGGATTAGAACTTGTTGGTTCTGTGGTGAGTCTTTTGCTACCAAGGCACACAATAAAGAATTCTGTCCTGAGTGTAGAAAAATTTGGAGAAACAGCTTCAAAGGAAACTACACAAGAGAAGAAGCAAAGCCTCTTATTCTAGCTAGAAGGAAGTGTAACGACTATCCCGAAAGGGAGTAGAACCAAGCGGTTCGAAGCGGTGCCTCTCTAGAAATAGAGAATGAGATAGTCTACTCTCATAGGCGACTATGAGCAGGGTTTTATCCCGGGTTAGGATTAGCGACCCTAACTGAATGCAAGGTATGGAGCAGGCGATGCCAAGATTGGCGAGATCGTTGGTGGATCTTCGGCTGATGGTAAGCGTCTAAAGGAGAAATTCTTTCAGTCTGTCCCTGCTATTAAGCAACTTCGACAAGACATCGAGAGAACTCTCATTACGTCCTCTGAGTGGGTCGGAGGTGTCAATAAGGTAACTTGGAGGAAACGTGTTCACCCTGATAACAGCAATCTTAGTATTACTCATAGTATTCTTGGGCTTGATCGCAGGGTTGTTTATGTGCGAAGCCCTCACTCGGCTTTGAATACCCTTCTTCAGTCTGCAGGTGCTCTTATCTGCAAGAAGTGGGTATGTCTTGTTGAGGAGAATATGCGTAAAGCAGGCTACAAGCACGGTTGGGACGGAGACTTTGCCATGATGGCTTGGGTACATGATGAAGTACAGGTTGCCTGCAGAACCAAAGAGATTGCAGAAGACTGTGTACGAATTGCTCAGGAGTCTATGAGACAGACTCAGGAGTTCTTTAAGTTTAATTGTCAGTTGGATACTGAAGGTAAAATTGGAGATAACTGGTATTCATGTCACTGAAAGGTATTGAATGTCATTTTAATGGAGCTTCTAGCGAACTTTTTGTAGCTTACAAGGCTACTGAAAGGGGTTTTGTTGTCAGCTATCCTCTGTTCACTCAGAGCAAGTACGATCTGATTATTGACACAGGTAAGAAGCTCCTTAAGGTTCAAGTTAAGAAGGCTGTAAAGTCCTCTGCTAAGGGTAATGAGTTTATTCAGATTAGGCTTGGTGGATGTGGTCATCCTGATTACAAGGCAGGAGACTACGACTATGTAGCTATGGTGTTCCATGATAAAGTCTGGATGCTTCCTTATAAGGATACTGAAGGTCATAAGTCAATGAGCTTCTCAATCTTCTCAGAAAGTTCTAAATCTAGTAAGTATCTTTCTGAACATACGTTTGAAATCTTTGCGGAGAAAATCAATGGATACGAATAAGAGAATCAATATCATTTACTGGTACGACCGAGATGAGGACGGGAGTTACCTCAATGCCCGTCTGGAGACTCCTAATGGAGTCCGTGAGCTCTATGACACGACTACTGAAGAGGCTATCATTGAAGCACTTAAGGATGTCAACATTGAGCTTGAGACTGGTTACGACTGGGGTGATGACGAGGAGGACTACGAATAATGCACAAGTATCTTATGTTCCTTGGGTATATTGACGCTCATACCCCTAAGCTTCAGTCTGATTTCTGTCGATACAAAGCTAAGCTTGTAGCTGAGGCGGCGTCTCGTGGCCACATTACGTGCTTCTGCTTTGGTAAGCCTACCAACAAGTGGCACCTGACTACTGAAGGCCTTGAGCTCTATAACTACCATAAGGATATCTACTATGGCCAAGCTATTGATTGACGGAGATATCCTTGCCTATAAGGCATCCTCTAGTGTCCAAAAGGACATCGACTGGGGTGATGGTCTTTGGACTTGTCATGCTTACCTTGAGGATGCCGTTGAGCAGTTTAGGAATCTTTTGGATAACATTTTGTTTGCCCTAAAGGAAACCACTCTTGAAGATTATTCTATTTCAGATATGATGTTTTTCTTCTCTGATGAGGATAATTTTAGAAAGCATTATCTTCCTGAATATAAGAGTAATCGAAGGAATTCCCGAAAGCCTACCTGTTATAAAGCCTTGGTTGAATGGGTTTATAATAACCCCGAATATATCGTAATTAAACCCATTAAATATCTTGAGGCTGATGATGTAATTGGTATTTATGCTACTACCTATAAAGACGCTATTATTGTGTCTATGGATAAGGATTTTAAAACTATTCCATCTAAATTCTTTGACTTTGGTAGAGGTGAATTTAAAGACATTACTGAGGATGAATCAAAGTATTGGCTCATGTATCAGACTCTCATTGGTGACACTACGGATGGCTATAAGGGATGTCCTACGTATGGCCCTGTAAAGGCTAAGAGGCTCCTTGATGCTACTCCTGTGGAGTCCTATTGGGATGCTGTGGTCAAGGCTTATGAGAAGCAGGGGCTTACTGAAGACGATGCTATTCTGCAGTGTACGATGGCTAGGATTCTCCGTAAGGAAGACTTCCTTAGGTTTACTGAAGGTGAGATCCCTCCTCTGTACAACCCCAAAATGTACTCCTAATACAACAAGACAAATTTTAATTAGTATCCCCTAGTAGACTAAGGAACACATACACTATGGAACTTGATAACAATAACGTGGTTGATATTGATGAAGATTTCCCGTACATTCCTAAGGAGCTCCTTGAGAGAATCCAGAAGGACTTCGATATCCGTAAGATGATTTGGTACTCTGATGACCGTAATCTCCTTATGGGTATCCAACAGGTTATCTCTTATCTTGAAGACCATTATAATAAACAAACTAATTAATGGAGATAGCTAACTATGGGGGCTCTTTTTAAGAAGCCTAAGACTCCTGACATTAAGGTCAATGCTCCTGCTATTGAGAACCCTGTTCTTGAGCCTGAGGCACCTGAGCTTGGGGCTGAGGAATCTGAAGAACGCAAAAAGAATAAGGGAAAGAAAGCCTTAAGGATTGACTATGTTGGTTCTGCACGAGGGACTAATCCCCTCTAGTAAGGTCTATAAGATTTGTGTCTTAAAAGGTAAAGAAGACATTAAGATCTTAGATTATATTTTTGACAAGGGAATTGAGCTGATTAAATACAATCCTAATTCCCTTCCGTTTGTCTCTAAGTATTCTAGTAAGCACATTGTCTATGATTTTCTAAAGCAGATTGTCTTATCAGAAGACAATAGTGGTTACTGTGTACTTAGTTGCTACGATAAGGATATGGAACTCGTGGGTGCATCCCTAGTGTCTTGGGGGAGTCCTTGGTATGCACCTACGAGTATCCAAGTTATTAACGAAGAATGCACTGTAGCTTTTAAGCGAGGTGTTGGTTTAGCTAGAGCCTTGGCATATGTCTTAGAAAAGATTGCCAAAGATAAAGGTTTTAAACTGGTAATGTTCTCTAATGCGAATCTCCCTAATAGAAAGATGTTGGAGAATACCTATGAGAAACACCTAGGTTATTCTTCATACAAAACATTTTATAAGGAAATTTAAATGGGATTCTCGATTAAGAAAGCCTTTAAGAAGGTGGCTAAGATTGCTAGTTTTGGTGCTTACCGTGGTGGCTCTGGAGGTGGCGGTGCAGTTGAGGCACCCACTCCTGCTCCTGAACTTGAACTGACCAATCAGGAAGGTGAAGCTGAGCAGAAGGAAGAAACTGCTAAGATTAAGTATCGTAAGGGTAAGAAAGCCTTGAAGATTACCAAGGATGATACGCCTTCTACTGGTGCAGGCCGTAACATTGTCTAACAAGGAGGGTTATGATGGTTGGTAATCAATCATTGAATGATGGATGGGACGGTTGGAATGGCAACTAATACTGAGCATACTGCAGGTAACATCCCTCTTGAGGGTGCTAAGGTTACCTATGACAAACTGACTACCGACCGAGACCCGTATACTCAGAGAGCTGAGAAGTGTGCGACCTACACGATTCCTATGCTTTTCCCTAAGGAATCTGATGATGGTGGTACGAACTACACTACCCCATATAACTCTGTAGGTGCTAGAGGTCTTAACAATCTTGCCTCTAAGATTCTCTTAGCTCTTCTTCCTCCGAATCAGCCCTTCTTTAGACTTGGGCTTGACTCTGAATCAACCATCATGCTGAATGAATCTGGAGATACCCAGATGAAGGACAATATTGAGTATGGTCTTTCACTTATGGAACAGCAGATGGTCAAGTATATGGAGTCTCAGTCTCTCAGGCCTACTCTCTTTGAAGCAATCAAGCATTTGATCCTTGCAGGTAATGCTCTCTTGTTCCTTCCTCCTGCTGAGGGCGGTATGAGATGCTACAGCCTTAGAGAGTATGTGGTACAGCGAGATGCTATTGGCAATGTCCTTCAGATTATCGCTAAGGACACTGTAGCTAGAGGCTCACTCCCTGATAACATCCAATCTTTGCTCCCTGAAACTGGTGACCAGTCTCTCAATGAGAAGGTGGATATTTATACGCATATCTACAGGGTTGCTGAAGGTGAAGGTTATCATTGGGAAACCTATCAGGAAATCGAAAGCGAGGTCATTGCAGGTTCTGAACAGCAGTACCCTGCAGGTAAGACTCCTTGGATTCCTTTGCGATTCACTAAGAAGGATGGTGAACATTATGGCCGATCCTTCGTTGAGGACTATTTGGGTGACTTAGTCTCTCTTGAGAATCTCTCTAAGGCAATTGTAGAGATGTCTATGGTTGCATCCAAGGTTCTCTATTTGGTTTCTCCTGCTTGTCAGACGAACATTAGAGCCTTAGCCAAGGCTGAGAATGGTGCCTTCGTTAGGGGACGACAGGAAGACGTGATTCCCATGCAGTTGAATAAGAGCATGGACATGTCTACTGTGTTGACTACGGCACAGCAGATTGAATCTCGCTTGTCTTACGCATTCCTTTTGAACTCTGCAGTTCAGAGCGGTGCGGCAGGTAGAGACAGAGTTACCGCAGAAGAGATTAGGTACGTCGCAGGTGAACTTGAAGACACCTTGGGGGGTGTCTATTCTCTCTTGTCTCAGGAACTTCAGTATCCTCTTGTTGGCTGTGTCTTTAATCAGATGCAGTCTCAGGGTTTGCTCCCTGTGCTTGACGAGAGTATTGCTGAGATTGAACCTACGATTATTACGGGTGTTGACGCTCTTGGTAGAGGTCAGGATCTTAACAATCTTGCTCAGGCATTGCAGATTATGCAACAGTTCCCTGAATTCCTTCAGGCTCTTAACGTAGGTAACTTGGCTACTAGAATCTTTGCGGCGGCTCATATTGACGCTACTGGTCTTGTGAAGACCCCTGAAGAACTTCAGGCAGAACAGCAGGCCGCTATGGAACAGTATGCACAACAGCAGGGTATCGACGCTTCTGCACAGATTGCTACTGAGGAAGCTAAATCACAAATGGAATAATAAATAATGGAAGACAATTCTCAAGTTTATGATACGCCGTCTCTTCAGCAGGAAGCTGAGGCTAATGGCATTGAAATCATGGAATCTAGCACTGACCAGATTCAGTATGATGACAATGAAGGTGTTCCCCCTGTCGAAACTGAGGGGGAAGAACCTTCCACTAATACCGAAGGCAATGCCGAAGAAGGTGACGAGTCTACTGCAGATAATAAGGAAGAAGGTGAGAAAGACCTTCAGGAAGAAGTAGACAAGCACAGTAAGGCAATTTCTTCGATTAAGGAAGACCTTAAGGGTAAGGGTGTCGACTTCAATAGTGCAGTCAAGGAATATGAGACCAAGGGTTCTCTTTCCGAAGAGACTGTTGAAGCCCTCAATAAGGCAGGCTATCCGCCTGAAGTTATTGAAGCCTTTATTGAAGGTCGTGTTGCTATGGAGGAGCGTTTCACCAAGGCTATTTATGAGTCTGTTGGTGGTGAAAAGGAATACCGTAGCATCGTCAATTGGGCTTCTCAGAATCTCACTAAGAAGTCTATTGACGCCTTTAATCGAGCCATCGACAACAACAACATCAATGCAATCACTCTTATGCTTGAAGGTATGAAGGCTAAGATGGTTGCCAAGATGGGTACCGCCAAGAAGTCTATTCATGGTGGTGCATCAGCTCCTAATGGTTCACCTAAGGGTTACAATAGCAAGGCTGACGTGATCAAGGCTATGTCTGATCCTCGTTATGGTCGTGATGCAGGGTATACCCGTATGGTTGAACAGCAGATGTGGGCAACTAATTTTTAATTTTATTTAACAACAACAACAATCTTTAATTTTTAATAGGAAACTATAAACAATGGCCGCTCTTGATGCTGCTGGTATCTCTAATCCTGGTCAGAAGCCCTCTGCAGGTGAACGCGATGCTCTCTTTATGAAGGTCTTTTCAGGTGAAGTCCTGACTGCCTTCGCCCGTAACACCGTGATGATGTCCCGTCATCAGGTTCGAACGATTGACCACGGTAAGTCTGCTTCGTTCGCTGTTATGGGCCGTACCCGTGCTAAGTATCTTGCTCCGGGTAACTCACTTGATGATCTGCGTAAGAAGTTTGAACACTCCGAAAAGGTCATCGCTATTGATGGTCTTCTTACTGCTGACTGCCTCATCACTGATATTGATGATGCTATGAACCACTATGACGTTCGAGTTGAATACTCACGTCAGCTTGGTGAAGCCCTCGCTCAGTCTGCTGACTGTGCTATTATTAATGAACTTGCTAACATGGCCGCTAAGGGGGCCGCTGAAGCCGAGGAAAATATTCCTGACAACGTTGTTGATGCCGAAAAGGTTCAGGGTACTGGCAAGGCTTTCGAGTTTGCAACGGGTATTGCTATCTCGCAGTCCGCTGATTACGGTAACAAGATCATTGAAGGTCTCCTTGCCGCTCGTGCCGCCTTTACGAAGAACTACGTTCCGATGGGTGACCGTTACTGCCTCCTGACGCCTGAAGGTTACTCTGCTCTTATTAAGGCTCTTATGCCTGACTCAGCTAACTATCAGGCTCTCTTCGATCCGAACTCTGGCAAGCTCCAGACGATTTGCGGCTTCGAAGTGATTGAAGTTCCGCACCTCCTCAACGATGGTGTTGACGGTAAGCATAAGCTTAATACGAAGTTTACTGACGCTAAGCTTCAGGGTATTGTCTTCCATCGTTCAGCTGTTGGTACGGTGAAGCTTAAGGATCTTGCTATGGAACGTGCTCGCCGTGCTGAGTATCAGGCTGACCAGATCATTGCCAAGTACGCTATGGGCCACGGTGGTCTCCGTCCCGAAGCCGTTGGTGTCTTTGTTAAGAATGCTCAGGTCTAATAATGACTCTTGACAGAATCCACGAGGCTTATAGCAATACGTTCTTCTGTCAGTTAAGCAAGTGGGGTAGTGCTCTCTCTTTTGAGGAGGCTAAGGCTCTTGGTCTCCCTATTGACGAACCTAAGGCTCGTGTTAATGGAGAGAAGGCTACCCCCACTAAGAGACCTGCTAGAAAGCCTAAAAACAATAACAATAAGGAAGAGTAATGATTATTACACCTAGTAATGAACTTGATGCTGTAAATGAAATCCTGTCGTCCGTAGGCTCAAGTCCTGTAAACTCACTTGAGGACGACCTTAATGTGGATGTATTGAATGCTAAACGCATCCTTAGTGCAGTTAGCACCGAAGTTCAATCTAGGGGTTATCGCTTCAATACTCTTAATAACGTTTATCTTACGCCCGATTCTGATACTGGGCTTGTACCGTTTGCCCATGATTATATTAGGGTGTTTTCTTCAGGTTACAAGCTAGTTAACAGATCGGGCTATTTTTTCGACCTTGAGACGGATACCAATGAGTTCCCTGAAGGTCTTACTGTTACGGAACTTGTTAAGAAGCTTCCATTCGAAGAGCTTCCTGTGGTCTTCCGTAAGTACATCACTGTGAAAGCCGCAAGAACCTTTCAGGTAAAGTACCTGACTAGTGCTGATATTGACGCTTCACTTCAGTATGAAGAAGCTACTGCTTATGCAGACATTGTAGACTATGATCTTATGTCTGGTGAGTACAATATCTACAGTGGCGACTCGTTTATCTCTCAACAGATTCAGAGGAGCTAAGGTATGCCTTTGGTTTCTCAAAGTGTGCCCTCATTCAAGGGCGGTGTCTCTCAACAGCCTGACATTATCAGATTCCCTGATCAGGTTACTGAGCTTATCAACGGTTTTCCTAATGAGGTTGAGGGGCTCCAAAAGAGACCTCCTACGATCCACGTTAAGCGTATCTCAGACAAAGTAGACACTAATAAGAAGAAGTACCACATCATCAACAGAGATGAAACAGAACAGTACATCCTTCAGTTAGGTAGTGGTGAGTTCCAAGTGTTTGACCTTAAAGGTAACGCTAGATCTTGCTCTTTTGAAACTGATGAGGATAGGCAATACATTACTGCAGATAACCCAAAGGAATCCCTTAAGGCTGTTACTGTTGCTGACTACACCTTTGTCTTGAATACCGAGAAGGTTGTGGATGCTGTAAGCGGAACTTCACCTGCGGGTAAGTCCGACACTGCTCTTGTTTACATCAAGAATGCACAGTATGCTAAGACTTATGCTATCTACATTGAAGGCAAGTATATTTGTGGCGTGATTACTCCTGACGGTGGTGAAGCCAAACAGGCAGTTCAGACCACAACGGCATTTATTGCAAGAGCTCTTTATTCGCTAATGTCTACGGGTAAGAATCCTAATGGTACTAACCCTGACGTAGGGGGAACTTACGATGATCTCCTTAATCAGGTGGGTGGTAGAGCTTCTATGGGGTACTCTAGGTCGAGTGCTAGTGTTAGCAACTATACAATTGGCCTTGTTGGTGACTCTATTATTACCATTCAATCCAAATCTGGATGGACACCTCCTAATGTACTCGTCAAGGATGGCTTTGGTAATCAGAATGCAATCGCCTACATGGGCAAGGTAACGGCTGTGAATAAGCTTCCTCCGATTGCCCCTGAGGGTTACATTATGCAGATCTCTGGTGAAAAGAAATCAGAGGATGATGACTTCTATGTTAAGTGGGACGACCTTCATAAGGTTTGGAAGGAAACTATTGCACCCAGAATTCCCTATAAGATTGAACCTAAGAACATGCCTCATGCCATTGTCAGAGAGTCTGACGGTAGCTTTAAGCTTAAGAAGTTACCTTGGGTAGACCGAGGTTCTGGTAATGAAGACACTAATCCTGATCCGTCTTTTATTGGTCGTCGTATTAATGATATTTTCTTTTATAGAAACAGACTAGGCGTAATTGCGGATGAGTCTATCATTCTTAGTTCGACTAACGACTTCTTTAATTTTTGGTTTAAGTCCTCAGCCGCAACTGCTGACACAGACCCCATTGACGTTTCAGTGTCTTCTAACAAAGTAGCTACACTTACACATGCAGTCCCCTTTGCTAGAGAGCTTATGCTTTTCTCTAGAGAAGGTCAGTTCGTCTTGTCTAGCGATGGTGTCATGACCCCTAAGAGTGTTAAGTGTGACCAAATCACTAACTTTGACTACAATCCTGTGGTTCAGCCTATCAGTGTCGGTCCAAGTATCTTCTTTGTCAACGACAGGGTTAACTATAGCTCTCTCATGAGATATTACTCATTGCAGGACGTAGCAGACCTTAAGGACGCTGAAGATGTCTCTGCACACGTGCCTACGTATATCCCTAGGGGTGTCACTAGGTTGTCAGGGAATACAACTGAGAATGTTGTTACGTTGGTGAATACTGAGAATCCTAACACTGTGTTATGTTATAAGTTTATCTTGCAGAACGGTGTAAGTGAACAGCAGGCTTGGTTTAAGTGGGTCTTTGGGTACAAGGGTACTGAGGTAGTCCTAGCAGAGTTTGTAGGCTCAACTATTTACTTCCTTATTAACTCTCCTAATGGGCTGTTCCTTGATAAGGCACAGCTTACTGGCAACACTATTGATTTTCCTGAAGAGCCTGTAAGACTCTTTATGGACAGGAAGGTTGAATACAAAATCCCTGAGGATGCTAAATACAGCGACTTTGAGGATTACACGGAGATCTCACTTAAGGATGTCTATGGATATGTTTCCAAGAATACAGGTGAGTATTCATACTATGTAGTCGATAAGGACGGCTCTGTTTGGGAATTTGAGGATTGGGATGAATCTGAAGGTAAGATCAGACTTTATGGTGACAATAGAGGTAAGAGTGTCTTCGTAGGTATCTCCTATTACTTCTACACTGTCCTGTCTAAGCAGAACATTAAGAAATCCACAGCCAGTGGAGGCGTTGTTTCAGAAGACGAAGGGAGACTACAGCTTAGGTATTATTGGTTTAACTACTCTAAGTCAGGTGTCTTTGAATGTCACGTTAACAATGAAATCAAGAACAAGCATTTCAAGTATACATTCACAGGTAGAAACCTAGGTGAATCCAGAACTAAGCTTGGTGCTAATAACTTGTACACAGGTAAGTTTAAGTTCCCTGTACAAGATGCTAACAATGAGGTTGCCATTAGTGTATCCTCAAACGTCCCTCAGCCGCTTAACATTATCTCAGGTGGTTGGGAAGGTCTTTATATTAGAAGGAATTCAGCAGTATGACGTTACTACCCCTCACTCCAGAACAGAATAACATCCTTTGTGAAATGGCTAAGTATGCCATTGAACATTGTGATGAAGTAGATATTCCAATTGAACAATTCATTCATGAAGGTGTTTACTATAGGACTTGTAAAGTACCTAAGGACGTAGCTATAATTGGAGCTTTGATTAAGATCCCCACAACTGTCATTGTTAGTGGTGATTGCTATGTGACCTTAGGTAACACTGTAGGGAGACTTGAGGGGTATAGCGTTATCAAAGCTGAGGCAGGGCGCAGACAGGCATTTAGGGCTATTACTGATACTTACATCACGATGTGTTTTAGGACTGACTCTAATGATGTCAAGGAAGCTGAGAAGGAGTTCACTGATGAGTGGATTCTCTTAACAACTAACAGAGAGGAATTACTAAAAGAATGAGTGGTGTAGTTGCAGGTGCTGTTATTGGTGGTATCATCGGTGGTGGTTCATCACTTAATAACATCTCCAAACAAAACAAGCAAAAGACTAAAGCCTTCCTAAAGCAGATGGAGTATCTGCAGAGGAACTATAACTATAACCAAGCGGCTCTTGATAGACAAGAGAGATCTAGATATGACTCAGCCCTTGTGGACTTGTTTACGATGTCCCTTAATTCATATCAGAACAACTCTCAGCTTGAAGCCGCGTTAGCTGAGACAGGCACCGAAGGTAGATCTTCAGAAAAGATCATGCAGACTGTTAGAGGTCAGACGGCTAGACAGGTGACTTCCTACAAGGAAGCTTATCTCAATGATGTGTGGAACATCAGGGGGCAGAAAGAAGCCCTGTACATTTCTACTAAGGCTGAAGTTGAACAAGCTAAGGATCAGCTTAGTGCATCCTATATCCATGGCACACAGGCATTCGGCCAGTTTGTTAATGGTGTTGCTATGGGTGCCGCTTT